CCCGGTAGTATATCCTGCTTATCCGGACGACGAGGTATGTCTACGGTCGGAATACGATGCGTATAAGGAAAAAAATAAAGAGCCGGAAGCTGAATCACACTCAGATCAGGTAATTGACGAAATGAATGAAGATCCAGGAGAAAATACGGACGATGATCTTGGAACGATACGGCAAAGAATGAGATTGATTGAAATTGAAACGGCCTTGTGAGGAGGCAAATATAAACCAAACACCATAATTAAGATGAAAATTCTGAAAGACAAGTTGGAGAAACGTGGTGGCCTTTGTAGTGAAATGAAAAGTATCGTCACTAAGGCCGACGACGAAAAAAGAGGATTGACCCCGGAGGAGATGACCCGATGGAATCAACTGGATGACGAGCAGGAAGCCTTGAAGAAAGAGGTGGACATGTTACGCAAACAGGAAATCCTGGATCAGGAGGAAGAAGTACGGATGGATGGGGTTGAAAAAGCCACCGGAAGCGATCCCGAAAAAAGGAAAGAAGCACAAAGTCTTGCTTTTCGTAGCTACCTAATGAAAGGGGAGCAGAAACTGACTGCCAAAGAACTCGAAATACTGACTGAAAGGCGTACCGATCAAACCGTCGGGACAACCACTCAGGGCGGTTTTCTCGTACCGGAAGGATTCAAGGCCGAACTCGACAAAGCGATGCTTCCATATATCGCCATGTTCAACTTTGCCCGTATCCTGAATACCAATACCGGTAACGATATTCCCATGCCAATGATGAACGACACCACAAACAAGGGAGAGCTTTTGTCAGAGGCATCAACATTCAACGCTCAGGCTATTGCCTTTACATCGCAAACGCTGAAATCGTATATGTTCGATTCAAAGGTTGTAACGGTATCATATCAGTTGCTCCAGGACTCCGCACTGCCTATCGAGCAGATCGTTGCTGAAGCCTTAGCCGAAAGAATTGGCCGTATTTTGAACCAGTATTTTACTACCGGGACCGGGTCGAGCCAGCCAGAGGGCGTAACATATAACGCTTCGGATAGCGGAGAGGTTTCATTGATCGCAGGACCGACACGTGACAATATTGTCGGCCTGTATCATTCCCTTAATGCCGATTATCGCAAAAATGGAACCTTCATGTTTGAGGATTCTATCATGAAAGCCCTGAAGCTCCTGGAAATCGGCACCGCCGATGCCCGTCCTTTGTGGCAGCCGTCAATGAGAGTTGGGGAGCCTGATACTATCGAGGGCCGCCCTTATATCATCAATGACGAAATGGCATCATTGGGAAGTGGCGAAACTATTATGCTGTTTGGGGACTTTAAGAAGTTCATCATCCGTATGGCAACTGACTTCACGTTGATTCGTCTGAATGAACTCTATGCAGCCAACTTCACAGTTGGATTTGTAGGATTCCAAAGGGCTTCGAGTCACATGATCAATGCCGGAACTAACCCGATGAAAAAACTGGTTTGCGGAACTACCTAATCGTAATTAAATACACGTGGTAAAGGGAGGGATCTCGATCTCTCCCCACTCCACCTAATTTAAAAAAAGATGGTAAAAGTAATATCGAAAGTATCGGCCGGGAAGGTTCGCAAAGGTGAAATGATTACGTTAAGCAAAGAAGATGCAGATTACTGGATCGCAAAAGGATTAGCCTCTCCAGTATATTCAGAAAAGCCAATTAAGGCCCCGGTAATCAAAACTTTTGCAATCAAACATACAGAAAAAGTTGAGGCATCTGTAATTGAAAAAGGGACACCTGTTAAGGTAGAAATCATTGAGCGGGCCACCTCGAAAAAGAAAACCGAAAAGGCAGAAGTTAAGTTAAAAAGGAAAAGGAAATGAAGCTAATAACTCCCCCCATTGCGGAGCCTGTTTTATTGGCCGAAGCTAAATTACATCTAAAGATTGAAACGACAGACACGGCCGAAGATGATATGATTACGATGTTCATCAAGGCAGCCCGTGAAATGGTTGAAGAATATACGCGTAGGGCGTTATTGAGCCAGACGTGGGAGCTGCAAGTTGATTCGTTTTCAGAAGTTGTTTATCCGTTAGAAAAGACCCCGGTCATATCCATTACATCGGTAAAATATTATGACACCGCGGGGACAGAGCAAACCCTTGACGTGGCCTATTATATCTTAGATCAAGGAGAAGAGCCTAATAGCTTGTTACTCGCTTCCGGATACACATGGCCCCAAGTACGGGGCTTTAAGAATGATGTAAAGATTCGCTGGGTGTCCGGTTATGCTTCATCGGCCTTGGTTCCGGCCCCATTGAGAGCAGCAATGTTATTAATATTGGGACACCTTTACGAAAACCGTGAAGACGTTGTAATAGGCCGGATCAGCTCGGCATTGCCAAAAGGAAGTGAATATTTAATGAACCCTTATCGATTGTTTACGTTATGACCATTGGGAAATTTGATCGGAGAATACAGATATACGGAACGACGAGCACCGTGGATGCTTACGGCCAGCCGGTAACGGCCCGCGCCTTAATGCACACCGTATGGGCTAAGATGGAGCCGCTGGGGGGAAGCGAAGGGACCGAGGGGGATAAAGTAACGGCAACGGGGAGGGTTAAGTTTTCGATACGATACCGGACCGGACTCAATGAAGCGAGGGAAATACTTTTTGATGAGGAATATTACGACGTGGTATCGATAGAGAAACCGGACCGGAAGAGGATACTTGAAATAACGGGAGAGAAAAAATACTAATGATACAGATTGAAGCAAGACCGGGAGATATTGAGAAGATCAGAAAGCAATTTAATATGCTCTCTTCTGATGTTCAGGACAAGATATTTCGATCTGTATTACGGAAACACGCCCAGCCCGTAATGAAAAAGATGAAAGAACTTGCTCCGGTATCTCAGCATGGAGTAACGTCTGGCAATAATCCCCATCCCGCCGGATACCTGAAAGCGAGTATCGGGATCATCGGAAGCCGTAAAGGGAAATACCCGACGGTATGGGTTAGGCCCCGGTTCAAAGGGAAATGGGACCCGTGGTATGAACACTTCCCAGTTGGAGGAACACGCCGGGGGGTGCAGGCAAACCCATTTATCGACAGGGCATGGGATGCCACAAAGGCAGGAGTGACGACAGGGATAAAAATGGATATGAGCAGGTTGATACAACAAAGAATTAATAAATTATGAGTTTTTCGGCATCGGACATAGGGAAGGCTTTGTATTCGTTGATTAACGCGACGGTATCGATCTATCCTACAGTTGCTCCTCAGAATGTATCGGGGACATATGCTACTTATGATATTATCCGTACTGACCCCGACAAAGTGAAACTTGACGGAAGTTGGGCCGACGATATAACGGTACTGATATCTATCTTTGCCACGACGAGGGATATAACACAAACAAAAGCAAGGGCAATACGGATAATTATGGATCAATACAACGGAACCGCCGGGACGGTTTATATTGATTCGGCCTATTATGTGACCGAGACTACAGATTGGGACGAGGATCTAAAAAAATATGTTAATATATCTGAATACGCAATACGAACACTTAATACTTAAATAAGATGGCAACAGTAATTAATGGTAAAAATTTCCTCCTTTACGTCGACGGGGAAGCAGTAGCAGGATCAAAGTCATGCAAGTTGACATTGAACCACGACGAGCGTGATACATTCACTAAGGATGATTCCGGATGGCAGACTAACGCAGAAGGAAAGCGATCATGGGAGGTATCGGTTGACGGGCTGGTAGCGTTTGACGCCTCCGGCTACGAGTTCGACGAACTGATGGATCTG